CCCCATCTCACCATTCCTATATTTATCTTTTATAGTATTCGACATTTTCCTCTTAGTTTTTTCTGAATGTTTCTTATCGTGCATAATATAAAAATTATTACTATTACTTTTACACTATACCCTATATTTTAAAAATCAAACAGAAAAGGTGAGCTCAAAGGTCACGGTTAAAGTTTCGGTTATGGATACCGCGACATTCGCTGCAACATGACTATAAAGAACTCCGCTATCCGCCGCTCCACTCGCTGTCGCAGCGTTTCCATCCCCAAACAGCCCAAACTCCCTGTGAGTTCCTGTCGCTTCTGTAGCGGCAAAGAACACAGCTATGCTTGCGACTGCGCAGTGAAGGCGGTTGAGCCGACAGCTTTTCTTGCCGTTTCCGTTTCCAAAGTTGTATCTCCTGCCGCAGGGGCTGTTGTTCCTGTCCCCACCCCTATGTAGAGATTGTCGCCCATCTCTGTTGTATTGTCCCCAGACATTTGCGCTGCCATCGCAGTCAAGCCTACTGTCGGCACTAGGTTGTATTCTTTTATCGTTCGTTTCAGTCTGCCAGTTAAGGCATCTCTAATCTCAAACTTCCATAGTCCGACTAATTTTAGTCCTTGTGAAATTTCCATAAGTATATTTTAACATTATTAAGACCAAGAAAACAAGTTCCACCGCATTGGATTAGTTCCCGAAGGCATCCACTTGAACGGCGGAGTCAACACTTCTTCCGTTTCAACATCGGCTATTGTAATTGTTTCTTGTTGCGTATTGTCGTCCACGATATCAACCGCCGTGTCTGTGACAGTTATATCCTCGTATGAATCCTCGATGTTATCAACTACAGCGTCTTCGTCTACTTCAAGCTTTCGCCCCTGCCTCAATAATTGTTGAAGCAGCTCTATCATGCCAAACAATAAGCTTGAGCATGTCACGCTGAACACAGCTTCGCCTTCTTCTATTTGTGTTTCAGCAACCTTTTGAATTACAAACTGCTGATTTATATTCCTTGTTCCGCTTGCCGTGTCCTCTATAGTGATTAGCTGTCCCGTTTCTAAACCTTGCACGGTTGTGCTGAATGAAGCTGTTATCACGACATTCGAGTATTTATTGAGCTGTCCTTTCGCTACCTGCACAGCTTCTGATCGTGTCTTGAGCGTTCTGTCGACTATCACTTGCCCGTCAAAGACTCCGTCTGTGTGTCCGAGGATGTTTATCATGTTTGTGATCGAAGCATTCTCTGATCGTTGCACTCTTATAGGGAATACCTCATTATATCTTAACATCAAAAATTCAGCCGCTTGCAAGATGTCATTCCCCTCTGCCCCTCTTATGGATTTTTCCATGAAATTGCTCATATAATCATACGAAGCATCTGCATTTAATCCCTCCACACCCACATCCTGCTCGACATATAAACTAAACGAGTCGCCGTTTGTTTGTGCCGCCACGGTGTCGACTGTGAATGTGTTCGGGTCGGCTACGGTCAGAACCTTCCGCACAGCATTTGAGCGTGTTCTGTTTGTTATGTAGTCGTCTACTTCTAGTCCATGTCCTGTAGCAATTACCGTGGTTGTGTCTGTCCCAGCTTCCATTAGATCGGTTACGCTGTTGTCGTCGAACTGCACTTCCAGGTTCTTGAATTTGTTCTTCATTATCCACTCGTTCACGATCCCGTCACCTTCGACCACCTGCGAATACTTTGTTTCGCTTGTGTCATCCCCGCCTTCAATTACTTGCCTGTTGTTCAGTCTGCTTGTGTCGTATGTGATTCGTAGGTTAATAAAATTATCAGATGTTTCGGATATATTAAACGGCGCATTATTAGTAGCCTCGGGAAACATGTGAATATTTCTGTCGTAATCAATATACCAATACCAAGCTAGCTCATTAGCCATTCTTTGCATGATTTCTGTCGGCTTTGTTCTGTTCATTCTAAAATCTCCAAAAGCTGTCGATGTTTCCACATAAGGATAATGCCTAAAAAATTCTTCTTCCAAAACACGGAAGCCGTCAAACTTAATAGAGCTGTCTGCCGTTTCAGTTATTATCACGGCGATGTAATCCACAGCAGTCCAGTCTGGTGTTCCCACGACTGTTCCCTCTGTGAGTTTCAAATCTTCAAATATAAAGTCGTTACTCGTAGGCGTAACTGTGAATTTGATATAATCTCCTGCTCCTGATCCTAACCGAATCTCGAAGCTTGTCACCTTGCTGAAGTCTGCGCACTCATACCAGAAAGCGAGAACCCCCTTAGTCGGCGCACCACTTGCTACCCCTGTAAAATCAAACAAAGAAAATGAGACAGGTGTGGATGTGAATGTTGCTGTTCCCCTGCGAATGTCCAGTCGAACACGCCGCTAGAAGACCCCTCTTTGTAGTTCGAAGTGTTGACCGTAGGGTTGCCCCCATCGCCAGTTTCTATCCACTCGACTCTTATTGCTGCGTCCGTAGCGTAGTCCATCTGGTCTATAACTTGATTCTTGTTTATATCAACATTACAAAAATCGTTCACGATATATCTCGATGTCTTGTCTTCGTATGTGTCGTTGAGAAGCTTCTTGTCAAAAACCCTTGTGTAGTCGAGACAGGTGATTGTGTATATAATGTTTTCGAGTGTTCGGATGTTCTTGTCCTTTGTCTTAACAACATTTCCTGCGAACTTCTTTCTTCCAGCAAATTTGCCGACTGTTCCGTCAGCTCCAGCTGTTATGACTGTCAGCACGATTTGATTGTCGCTGTTCGCTGTTATAGCCGTTATGGTCTTCGTTATTTCGCCCGATTCGTTGATATCGATGACAAGTGTGCCTCCTATCCTAAAAATGCCCGTAGCGTCGTTTATGCGGTTGTCGTATTCTAGTGTGATTGTGGTCGCATCGACATCGGCGATTTTAAAAGATTCATATATTTTAATGTCGTCATATTCACTTGGCAGAGAACTGCTCATTGTGAATGTGGCTTTGTTGATTCTTTCCTGAAGCTCATCACTAATCTTGATCGAGTTGCGATCTATTATAGATGTCCTGTCTGTCCCGGCTATTATTACTTGCATATTAGATTGCTGATGATTGTGCTAATTTGTCGCTTAACATGTCCCAGATTTGTTCTGCTGCGCCTTCACCAAATACTCCGCTTATATTCACCACCACATTGCTCCCGCCTTGCTCTGCTTGTGCGCCGCTCAATCCGAACTTACCATTCGGCACTACATTCCCACCCACATTCGGCACGAATAGCTCTGGTCCTTGTTCCCCTACTATGTATGCTTGCCCTCCCGAGACTGGTCCACCATCTGCCCTAAAATAGTTTTTTAGGTCGAAAAAATTCCCGAGTTTTCCAGGAAGTTTTGCCAGTTCTTTCGCTTTGTCTATGAGCTTCTGGATTGCGTCTACAATCATTGTTACTCTGTCCAGCACAGCATTTTTCATCGAATCCCATATGTTCGAGAATGCGCTCTTTATCTTTTCCCATATATCTATAAAGGTGTCCTTTATCTCGTTCCATGCCGCACCCCAGTCGCCTTGCAATAACAATAATGCTGTTTTTATCAAACCACTAAAAATTTCCCAGGCTATGCCGAATGATAATTTCAAAGAGTTCCACAATATGGTAAATCCTATTTTTATACCTTCCCAGAATGTCCCGAAAATCGCTTTTAAATATTCAAGTCCCAAATTTATTTCATTCGCATATACATCCCACACGGCTTTCCAGTCTTCCCTGATTTTGTTTATCGTGTCAATAAATATGCTCCAAATCCCCCCAAGCTCTACAAAGAAAAAGTTTTTAAGCCACTCGAATACAGACTTAGTGATCTCCTGGATTCCGAATAGGTTGTTTGTCCATGCTAAATATAATGCCGTTACCCCAGCTGTGACTGCCAATAGCGGCCAGGCTAGTGCGCCAACGATCGTTCCTATTGTAGATAATCCTGCGATCAGGAATGGTAGCGTTGCACCTAGTATTGCTATTGGCAAAAGGAGTCCTGCTACTGCCGTCACGAGTAATAGCAATGCCGCAGCGACCTTCACCACTTTCGGATGTGACTTAGCAAAGTCCCCTATGATTCCTGTGATTGTGAGTAGCACCGCATTAAGCTTTCCGAGTGGCTCTAGGAGCGGCTGTCCAAGCACACGCCCGAGTAGTATTACATTATCTTTTAAGTTGGAAAATTGTCCAAATAAGGTTTTGTTTTGCTTCTGCATCAGGTTTTCAAATCGTCCACCTGCTCCCGACATTTTCTCGAACGCATCGACTACTTGTTCGCTTGATATAGCTCCATCAGATACCATCCCGGCGATCTGGTTTTTAGCGACCCCTAGCGATTCTGCCAATACATCTATCAGCGGAACTCCCGCCATAGCGAAATCCCTAAGCTCTCGCCCTGTGAGCTTTCCCTGTGCTTTCACCTGACCCATGTTTAGAATAAGACGGCTCAAGCCTTCTTCACCTAAACTTAGCCCAGATGCCACATCCCCCAGCGCCTTCAAGGTGTCCATGATATCCTCTGTCGCAAATCCAACCGCCTTTAGTTTTAGTGCGCCTCGTTCCACTCCTGGTAGCGTGAACGGTGTCTTTGCCGCAAAATCAGACAGCTTCTTTATCATTATCTCTGCCTGTTCAGCTCCCCCGAAGATTGTTCCGAACGCTACTTCGAGCTGTTCCAGTTGTCCTGCCGATTCTGCTAGTGTCTTTATCGCCAAAACGCCCCCGGCAGCCACTCCTGTTAGCACGGCTGCTCCTGCGAGCCAGTTTGTTTGCATGTCCTTAACGCCGTCGCTCAATCTGTCCAAGTCATTAACGGCTTGCGATGTTCCGGTTACCTGCGTTTTTAGGATTAGCTCCGTGCTTGGCATTTCTTTTATTGTTTAAGTCGTTTTCAATAGCCATTATAAGGAGAAAATCGTTCACACGGCTTGCTTCATACAGTTTCCAGTCTATACCGAATTCTTTGCTCATACGGTAATCCAACCACGACATGCTAGATTTCTTCCCTTTGACCGCTAGTGTTAATGTGCTTATGCGATCTCGTCTTTTTTTTTATCCAATAGCTCTTTTGGCATCAGGTCGGCGATCGCTTTTTGTATGATGCTTATTACTGTTACTGTCAATTTCTTAACATTCTCCTGGCTCAATTCTACATCCTTGCCGTCTTCGTCTTTTAGATTCCACTCTTTCATGAACTGTAGCAATAGTTCTAGTGTCTGGTCGAAGCTTCCAGTTTGAGCCACGAACCCTTCGCAGTCTGCGAACGATATCTCTGTTGGGATTTTCACCCAGTCGCCGTCGCCCAAGTCTATTTGCTTGAGCTTAGTTGATACGAATTTACTCATATGTTTTTTGGTTAAAATGTGAATGTTTTTTTAATGTTTTAGAGAGGGGACGCCGTAGAAAACATTAAAAAACTGCGGAGTCCCCATATTGTTTAATACGAAGACTCGTCATTTACTAGGTAGACCCTAGTTGACCAGTTTTTCTTTTGATCACCGCTCACGGTGTCCTTGTATCCTACGAGTGTCATTTCTTCTTGTAAGATTCCATCCTCTGTAGCATTTGGGAAGTAAGGCTCAAGTTTAGCCGCAGACAAATCTACTTGTATAAAAGGCACTTCGCTTGCGTCCCTTCCAACTACATTTGTTCCAGCTTCTGCTCCTGCTGAGTCTACTCTGAATCCTAGATTCTGGTTGTCTTCTGCTACCGTGAATTGTTCTTCACCTGTTCCCTCGGCTGTTGCGTCTACTCCTGATAGAGCGTTGATCGCCGAAGCAATAAGCGTTCCTGTGTTGTTCGCTGCTGTAGTGCTTGCTAACGAAACTAGGATATTGTTTCCTGATAATGCCGCAGCCAATGTGTCGATTGTGTTAATCACGATTGTGACATTGTAATCGTTTCCTGCTTTACCTCCTGTTGAAGCTTCCACTTTGAATCCGTTCGCTGTAGCACCCCATGTAGATGAAGCCTTAACGAGTGCGTTAGCCTCTAATGCGGTTTCACCACAGAACTCATATCTGAGTCCGAACTGGTCATTCTTTCGTGCTAGGTCGAGTTTTGATTCGCTGTCGTAGTATTTACTTAGCTCTGCTCCGACTGTGTATCCTTTTGTGATTATGTCCCCAGGGTATCTGTCTACTTCGTCTTTCCCTGCAAAATATCTAGGCTCTAATTCGTTTTCGAACATTACCTTGAAGTCCTCTGTGTCCTCTGAGCTTGTGTTATCGATGTCGTCACCTGTAGATACATCAGTTCCGCCAAGCCATGTGAGTTCTAGGTCCTGGTCGTATGTTGCTGTCTGTCGTTTTATTACCACGATGTCGTCCACATCGATTTGCGCATCAAGAGCAACGGTCACTTCGAGAGAATTCTCGTTTGTGATTGATCCGATGATCCTGTCTTGCACGGTTGTGTATCCATCCTCTTGCTGAATTATTAGAATGCTGTCGCCAGCTACTAATCCGCTTGTTTGATCCATTGCTACTGTAGTTCCCGAATTAGCTGCACTCGTAACTCTTGCATTAATGAATGCCTTCCGAGGCACAAGACTAGCTGTGCATTTTATCACATTGTCGCCTTGTGATAATTCAATCTTTGACATGTGGACACCATAATATCGGTGAACCCAAGGAGCGTCCGCTGGTTGGATGTCGATTGTATAAGTCTTTGGCGAATCTGATACTTGGAAAACATGCCTAAAAGCGGTTGCTGCAGTTAGGGTTTGTGATACTGGCTCTCCGAATAATGATCGTAAAAAATGCCCAATAGTTTTTGGCTCTACATAAAATTCTACATCGCCTGACATTTCTATCTTATCTGGCACACTTCTGACATTTCTTTCTCTATCGCCAGCGATAGTTTGAATGGATTTGACGCCAAAACTAGGGACGAGACTCTCAGAGAGTATTCCCACAAAGGTTGTCGGTGTCAATGCTGTTGCTTCCGTCGCCTCTTTGATAAGTCCGAGGTAGCCGTAATTAGCATAAGGGGAGAAATTAGACATCTTTTTTTGGGTTAGGTTTTACTTTTTTCTCGCCCTTCTGTGATATTTTATCATTTTTCATGATAACTTGCACATGTTCTGTACCGTCGTCGTCGACGGTTTTTTCGAGTGTAAAGTCGTCAGACATATATTTTTGGTTATATTTTAACTTCTTAACGATATTAGTGATGCGGTCATCTGGACTGATGCCACCAGGATGTATGAGCCGTTATACTCGCTTGCTTGATAGTTTATGTCCCAGTCGTTGTTTAGGTGGACCGTATTGCTTAGCTTCAGGTTGTCGTGCAGGATTCCCAGGATCGTGTCTGAGTCCGGGATGCTGTCCGTTCGTGCTTCCATTCGTTTTACCATTTCCTGTGTATGCTCGACGATTTCCTTGTCTGTGTCGTGTGTTAGCGAAGCCTTGAGCGTGTCCTTTATGTTCACGGTTATTGAGAACTCGTTCATCATGCTGTTAGTCCCCCGTGTTCGCATTATGGTCCTGTTTGGGACTACTTCAACAAACGGGAAGTCTGGCTCTGCCGGGACTCGATTCTCGCCATAATAGACATCTTTATAAACCCCTTCTTCGAGGTTTGTTTTAAACAGGTCTATGATTGCGAGAATTACATCATCCATTATTTTACTTTTTCATTTATGTATTTAATTATTATGTCCGCCGCCTCTCTTGTCATCTTGCCAGAGAATCCTAGTATTTGTCTTTGTGGCATTCTCTTTGTTCCCTCCTGGTGATACTTGTAGTACGGGATTCCGCTTGTTATCTGTAGCTCGTTCGCAGTTAGGGACTTTGTCTTGAATGAGTTCTTGAGCCTTCCGCTCTTTACGAGTATCGGATGTGATGCTTTGATTTTTCTAGCCTTCCAGGTTGATCCGAGTATTTCTCTACCGCTTGAGTCGAATTGATTCGAGATGTTCGTCTTCTGTCGTCCCTCTATTATCTTTAGCGCTGGTTTAAAGTTGCTCACCGTTTTGATTGCTTCAGCGATGAACTTCTTTGCTCGCCCGTCCTCATCTACTGTGAAGCTTACTCTTGTCATTACCAAACATCGTTAATTCCTAATTTAGCTGAAGTGGGATCGTCTTCGTCTTCGTCTGTTGTGGCATTCGGTAAGAATACCGGGATGTCAATTGACGATGCTACCAATTCCACTCCTGTCACTTCGTCAAATATATTCAGGCTAGGGGTCAAATCCCCTTGTAGCCGTGCAAGCATATCGTAAGCGTTTTTAAGGCGCATATTGCCGTCTTTGGGTGTGTCCTGGGCTTCCACCCCGTAGTTGTCTATCAAAAGCAATCCTGCGGCGATGTCAGCTGTCACCTGGTCAATTACCCGTGGGTATCTATCAACCCTTGTAGAAACTGTCGCTTCCATTCCACCTGCTGTAGCACTAGCCGTAACATTCACTTCTGCGTTCGCTGTCGCTAGTGTATCTGAATCTGTCACGCTTACTATCAAAACGATCTCGTCATTCCCTTCGGTATTAGTTATGAAGTCGCCGTTGTCTAGTGCGGATTCCCTGAATAGGTCCGCAGCTTCGCTTGCTGTCATGCCGGTTGTCACCGCTATCGTATAGTTCGATCCGTTTATTGTGATTGTCATTGTCGCTGATCCTGTGCCGACTCCTTTGAATTCTATGTTTCTTGATCTGTGATACGGCAACGGCATAGCATATTTCTTTCCTGCTGCCGATTCTACTATTGATTGTGCGTTCTGGACTTTGCCCATTACAACGCTATCCCGAACCTTGAGTTCGTTTTCGAACCCTGATATTTCCCTGACTTTTGATATTAGTGTGAACATTTTATTTGTTTAGTAAAGTTTTAACATCTTGTTTTATTTCTGTGACATCATCTTGCATATTATCGACCGTGCCTTCAAGAATGATAACTCTTGTCGTATAATCTTCAAGTTCTTCAATGTGTTCAAAATTAGCATCGATCTTCCATACATAAGCTGATGCTATGTATGCCCAGAATATGACTGCAAACAAAACACTACATGCCACGCCTAACTGAATTTTAATCGAATGCTTATTGATAAATTCAGCCATTATTTTTTAGTGTTAAGGTATTTAGTAATTTGAGCCAAAACTAAACCAAGACCCACTGTGATCCAGTTCGGTAGATTGAAGTCTAGGAACATTTGAGGCAAGATATCAGCTAACGCAGCAACTCCCATCGCACCTGTATGCCAGTAGAAGGCTTTCATTCGCTTGTTAGTGAATAGATCGATGAGAAACTTTTTTACATTTTCCATATAATAATTGTTATTTATAATCTAGCAACGCTGTCAAGTAGTTTGAATTCGTCATAAACGAGGGTCTGAACATCGCTCGCTCCATCGTCTATAAGGAATTCATAAGAGTATTTCTGCACATCAATATCTGTCAATGTGGGCGTAAGTGTAACAACCGCCACGCCAGTCGCAGGAGCAGCTATCACAGCCGTTGTGCTGATCGCCGCTTCGCTATCTGGGTCAGCAGGATCACGCTTTACCATGAATCTTCCTGTGTAAGCTGTGAGGTTAAAAACTGCACCATCTGAATCGGTGACTGTAAAAGTAATAGATTTTGCCCTTCCTCTTCTTACTGTAAGTTTATTAGACATATGTATATTTTAACATTAAGTGCAACTAATAATCAAACCGTCCTCAACTGTTACTTGGCAAGATGTCGAGCAATCGGCTGCTGTGCAAAGCCACCAACTTGTGCTATCTGTAGCCCCAGCATTTCCGCCGCTAGTTTTTCCGCAACCTTCTTGTACGCTTGCGCCAAGAGAGTTATTACTGCTGGAATTAATAGTTCCATAATCTTGTGATTAAATTATATATTATGTAAGTTAATTATTTAGTTGATATTGTTCTTGAACCAACAGTATCTATTTCGTAATGTATTCCCGCAGTAGCTATCAAAGCATCTCCAGCATAAGCATCGCCAGTAGCAGATACTCTTTCTAATGTGAATAAGAATTGGTCACCAATTAAATAGTTAGTTCCTGTAATAGCAGTGAAGTCATTCCTTACTGCCATATACTGAGTGTCAATCGTAGCATCAGGACTATCTATTGTAGTTGTAGCGTCTAATGTTGCTCCATCACGCATTAAAGTATATGTTAATCTCCATTGAACATTATCAGTT